TTGCAAAAGCTAACCAACTTTATGCCGAAGCAGTCGCTATCAGTAGAGCACGCGATAACACAAGACCAGATAGGACTACTGCGGAAGCTTGACAAACAAACAACCAAAGAAAAAATCATGCAGTTGCTTACACGATGCACGCAACTAATGAATGTGCAGAATAACATGAACAGTATGCAGATTGAATTTTGCGCTGAAAACATTTTAGAAAGCAAATACTTTTATTCACTTGAAGATGTGCAGCTGTGTTTAGATCGTGGTGCTATTGGTGCGTATGGAACAATCTACAACCGGATTGATCCTGCTACTGTGCTTTCATGGTTTCCACTTTACGACCAACAAAGGCAACCGTATGTAGATGCAAGGAGAAAAGCAAAGCAGGAAGCCAACAACATCTACGACATCTTCGCCCATCCACAACTAGCAGAAGCATTGCAACAGGTAAGTGATAAGTTGTTGATTAAGGAAGAGCCAGTGCGTGAAATAAAACGTGGCAAGGTATCTAACTTTGAACAGCTAATGATGGATGAGTACGATGAGTTGCCATTGTGGGGCGAAGATGCTGCCTTTCGTTTGTACAACAACTTACCTTACCAGTTCACCGAGTACCGCAAAGAACGCGTTCGTGAAGAGGTTGAAAAACAAAATGAATACTGAGATGGAAATAGGAGATAAGATAAGGGATATAGAGGACGGTGATTGTTATTACGAAGGAATAGTAGTAGAGTTGATTCCACTCAAATACAAAATAACCAACATTGTATGGAGTGGTAAAATAGATACATCTATGAACGGGCAAGTAATACAGCCGAAGTGGTGGCAACTTGAACTAATCCAAAATGAATACTGATGCAGTACACAAATTATGAAGGCATAACCTGCGATGTGATTTTTAAATGTGAATCATGTGGTTGCCGTAAATTTCAGCGACCGAGTTACTACCTACAGCCGCTGACATTTTTAGAAGGTTGTTATGAATGCAGTAATTGCCAAGAAGAGTTCAACTACGCTGATGAAGCTTTCACACTGATGCCATCACAACTAAATCTATTTGAATGAAAATCTACGACATCACACGTGAGTTGCAACTGCTACACAACTTGTACCTGTGTACTGCAAAAAGAAGTTTGCGCCCATCGTTAAAAGACAATTTACAAATGACTTTGATACTTGAAGAGTTGTATCTTTTGACTGAAAAAGATAAATACAAATTGTGACTATTGCAGAACTAATGATACTGCTGCGTGAGTACGATGAAGAGACTGAAATCTTTATCGGTTTCGTAGACGGTCACACAATAGTTCAAGAAGAGTTTTGGGTAGTAGAAACATTTGCACGTGAGGACTACAGGACCATTAGCCTAATGGTGGATGATGTCAACATCATAAATAATTGAAGGCTGCAATGGTGGATAATTTAAACATAATTAATAATTCAATACAATGAGTAACTACACACAGAAAGAAGGGCAGGGTAGCCTTTTCAAAAACACCTACAAAGAAGCAGCTGCACAACCAGACTACACGGGCAGCGTGCTAATCAATGGCAAAGAGATGCGACTTGCTGCATGGGTCAAAGAAGGTAAGAATGGTAAGTTCTTTTCTTTGCAGTTGTCAGAAAGTGACAAGCCAAAAAGCGACAAGTCGGAAACTGTCAAGACAAATAATGTCCAAAATCATAGCGACGATTTGCCGTTCTAATGATTGAGTATCTACCAAAACAAAATGAAGCACTGCGTGTGTTGGGTAATTCACACCCGGCACGTGTGGTGCTTTTTGGTGGTGCTGCTGGTGGCTCAAAATCTTTTATCGGTTGCGCATGGCAGATAAGTAGACGATTCAAATACCCAGGCACGCGAGGTCTGATTGGTCGCAGCAAACTTGACACGTTAAAAAAGACAACGCTCAAAACATTCTTTGAAGTTGCACAGATGTTTGGTCTTGCACCGAATGAACACTACACGATCAACAATCAAACACACGTTATTACTTTTGCAAATGGTAGTGAGATAATTTTAAAGGACTTGTTTGCCTATCCATCCGATAGCGAGTTCCATAGTTTAGGTGGCTATGAGCTTACAGATGTTTACGTAGATGAGGCGGCACAGGTATCAAAGCGTGCAATAGACATCTTACAGTCACGCATTCGATTTAAGCTAAACGAATACAACCTGCGACCAAAGATGTTGCTTACATGTAATCCGTCAAAGGGATGGCTCTACAATGAGTTCTACGCACCACACAAGATGGACAACTTAGCGCAGCACCTTGCATTTATTCCATCACTACCAACCGATAACCCACACCTTCCTGAAAGCTACATTGAAACCTTGCGCATGTTGCCGGAGATTGATAGGCGCAGGCTGCTGGATGGTGATTGGGAATATGATGAGTCAGTAGATAACATGTACAACTACGATGATTTGGTGCGATGCTTCAGGGAAGAAGAAGCAAAGGGAGATAAGTTTATCAGTGCCGACATTGCACGACTTGGAAAGGACCGCAGCGTGGTGTGCGTGTGGCATGGTTTGCAACTTATAGAGATTCAAGAACTACGCAAGCAACCAATAACATCTGTTGTCACTTTGATAAAACAACTTTGTGACAAACACAGTGTGAAACTTAGCAATGTGATCTGTGATGAAGATGGTGTAGGTGGAGGTGTTACGGATTTTTTAAAGTGTAGAGGTTTCCTTAACGGGGGCAGGGCGAAGCAATCGGATAAGTTCACCAATCAAAAAGCGGAATGCTACTTTAAACTTGCAGAACTTGTTGAGCAAAACAAAATTATTTTCAAGGTTAGCCAGTACCGTGATGTGATCGTGCAAGAACTGGACATGATAAGACGCAGGCAACCAGAAGCGGATGGCAAGCTTGCGGTGATAGGCAAAGATGAGATTGCCCGGATGCATGGTAAGTCACCTGACTACGCTGACGCAATCATGATGCGCATGTATTTCGAACTATTCCCAAACTATGGCAGCTATTCGTGGGCGTAGGTGATTGATTCTCAATTACACGTTTGTTAAAATTTGTTAAATTTGTATGTCACCTATTGTGGGGGTAAAAAGTTACACTACATTTGTCAAACAAATAACAACAACACCATGAACACAGTAAATTTTTCAAACAGCAAATGCGCATTCACTTTTGATTTCAACAGCAAAGAAATTAGCGGCTCTGATTACACTGATCAAAACAACATGCCGCGTTGCTACAACAGAACAACACGCAGCATGAAGAAAGCGTTGCAACAGGTTCAATCTTTATTCAATGATGAATTGAGCATGTATCAAGTTTTGAATATTATTACAGAAGCAGGCGTTTCAATGCGCAGTTACTGTTCAATGGATTAATTAAACAACAGGGGTGCGGCTGATCAACGCACATAAAAAAAAACAACACTATGAAAACAGCCAGCACCATCCTTCGCTACATAGTAGCCGCCATTATTTTTTTAGCAATTCTTAACTATTGCCAAGAGCTGAATGATTGCCTGATGAATCACTAAGCCGTATCTTTACAATCAATCATTTAATCAATAACAACACACATGAATTTTCACAAAGACAACCTCGAAGCACTGCAAAAATTTCAACAGATGCTCAACACTTCACCCGATCAAGTCGGATTAGAAAAGACACCCGATGGCAAAGCCGTTACCTTAGTCATTAGTCACGTAGAAACAACGCTAGACGAAATGTTCTTTGGGCATTGGCGCACTGAGAACTTTAAGTGGGAGCGCATGGCTAATGAAGTGGTTGGCTCACTTGATTTAGTAATCATTCACCCTATCACCGGCTACGAACTTCGCAGGACTGGTGCAGGTGCAATAGTCATTATGGTAGACAGAGTACCAAGTCAATTAGCAGCCGACCCAATAGAACGCAATAGGTGGGCATTAAACGCAGATAACAAGAAACCTAACGCATTGGACCTTGCCTTTCCTAAACTCAAGACAGAGTGCCTTAAAAACGCTGCTGTGTCATTTGGTAAGTTGCTAGGGCGTGACTTGAATAGAAAGAACGTAGATATTTACAAGCCATTCAAGTTGAAAGGTACATTGAACACATCAAACAAGGATGTGCAATACCTAATGGAACTAATAGACAAGGCGAAAAACCTAGACGACTGCGACATTATTTTGCAGGCATGCCCGGAGGAGTTCTTTCAGCAGATACAACCGTTAGTAAATGTTAAAAAGCAACAGCTATCAGTGCTATCATAGTACATTTGAAATCAATAACACACACACACAATGGAACAAACTTTATTTAGAGCATCGCAGTTAGGTAAGCTAATGACTGATGCACGGACCAAGACAGGACTTAGCGAAACATGCAAGAGCGCACTGCTAGACATCTACATTCAAAAGAAGTACAAACGCTACAAAGA